TCTATAGAGTTAGTGTAATATAAATTATTTTTAAATGGACTATAATTTGTTTTCCCTATATAACCATTTTTAAAAATAATAGAATATTTAGTTACAGGTCTAAAAATTGTACTTGATTCTCTTTCATCAATAAAAACTTGTTGTAAACCTAAGTCCACATTTCTATCAAACTCTATTATTTCTTTTTCATTTTGATTTAAATCAACATTTACCGATAATACGGAATTTGGTGAAGACTTATATCTTAACGAACCTAAAACTATTTTTGTTGTGTCATTTACTCCCATTATATATCAGTAAAATTAACATATTTTTTTATGAATCTATTCAATGCTGTATTTCCATTATTTAACCCAAAATAAAAATGACTAGGTGCCCCAACCAAATAAAGATTACCGTTAACCGCAAGGGGTTGACCAGGTATTGTTGGTGACGGAAGTCCTGTTAACGCATTAAAATTAGTTATAAACCCTTGGGGTAATAGTGGTAAATTATTTCCAGGTATTAATGAAGGTGTTGTAAAATACGGATCAACACTATAATCTAAATCTTGGTATCCTTTCTTAAAGAATCCTACCCCACCACTTTGATTAGGGGTTGTGTGCCAATTGTTTTGTTCCGAACCAAAAATTACACTAGATGATCGTAAATTCCATTTATAATGGGGTACCACTTGGGTTTTAGGATACCCATAAGCATCTTGTAATAAAGGTGAAATATTGTAAAGATCAATACCAGGTGTTAATTTTCTTCTGTAAGAATAATCAATTGGTGCTGATCTATAAAATATACCAAAAACAGATCTGCTTGGTGAGGGAGCCTGACCATCATCACCAATAAAAATATCTGAATTACCATAATTTTCATCAATAAATGGATTAATTTTATGTTCTGAATTAATTGATAATGCTTGAGCAAAATCACCGTCAATTCTATCACCACCACGTCCACTATTAAAAAACTGACTTATACCTTGACCTTCAGAATCATTTGAATCAGTACTAATAGGTATTAGTGCTTGTCTAAAATTTTCGTTTAGTATTCTAGATAAAAAACCTATTTGTATAATGTCACCACCTTCATTATAACTTGTTGATTTAAACTGATCACCCATATATCCCTTAAAATTATCACTATTACAAATTTCACTTATATATGAATCCCTTGGCCCCATATCTAATATTGTGGTTGGAAACATTATATTTTTTTGGTTATATCCTGCATTAACACCAAAAATATTCCAACTTGCTGGTTGTGATATTTCTTTACCAATAAATTCTTCTAAAATATCGCTCCATGGAGAACTTCTATAAAAGAAATTATTATTATTATTGTTATAAACAACAATATCTTTACAATAAACATAAGTAGGTGATACTATATTAGTAAGGTTGTTTGTTGGGTATAACGATCTTTTGTTAAAACTTGGCATGTATAGTGTACCATTTATCCAGTTATTTTGAAAAGTTTGAGCAAATACCCCCCTACAAATAGCAAACACTAATGTCATTCTTGTTTTCCATTCCATAAACAATCTACGATCGTCTCTAAACGCATTTCTTATTAAATAATAATGTTTATTATTATCACTATTATCTTTATTTAATAAACAATAACAACCTTTAGTTACTCTATTTTCAGGAATAGAACATTGGTTAGCAGGGATTACCCCTACATTAGTACCACTACCCGAATAACAATCTAAAGCAACCATTCCATCACAAGTAAGTGTTTGAGTTAATCCAGTATTACCACTATATTGATCTAAAAGTGCTGAAACATCGTAAACACTTGCAAATGATGCTGTCTGTTGACTATTAACACCGTTAGTTTTATAATAACAGAACTTATTGTTTTGGTGTAAAGCATATCCAGTTCTAATTCCAGGTGCGGGATCAATACAAGTGGATGTAGGTAATCTGTCACTTCTCATAACAATATTAGCTGAGTTATTAAAATCAACACCTAACAAGGAAGTGTCTTTAAAATAAGCTGGAGAATATAATGCAAAATAATAACTTGGATCTTCTGGCGAACCATAGTCCTCTATATTATCCACATCACCCAAAAAAACACCACCTTGAGAATAAGAATAATTAAAAGACGCAGCAATAAAAGGACCTCCACCTATATAGTCTGTTTGAGTTCTAGGTAAAGTATAATTACTATTTGATAATAATAAATAAGGAAGAGTATCTAAAGCTTGTTTTGTTTGAAATCCTGACACTGGAACATATGAGTTTGATAATGCATCATCTGTTGATAAATAGTAATACGGTAATGTAGATGTGAAACCCGTATAATTATTAGGATTAACCGAAGGTGGCGTAATTGTAAACGTAAAAGAAGGGAAATATAAATTGGGTGACGTATTTGTTGGTGTATTATGTGTCAATGGTGCTGGTCCAATTCCTTTTATTGGTTGATTTAAATAATATTTACCTCTTATTTTTAAATTTGATTGTGGTGTTGTATATCCTAATATTTTTGATATATCATATTCTATTGTTTGTTTTTCGGTATGTGGATCAACACCTCTAACAAACATTAATACCTCATAATTTGCCGAATTAGATAATGCTGCAAGAGAATCATAATTATTTGCCTGTATAGAAGCCATCCCACCTTCATTATTATAGGTTGTTCCGCCAACATAAGTTGGTGGGTATTCAGGAAAAGAGGAACCATTACCAAAGTTATTAACCGCAGAAGGATGGGAAATAACATATTGAATTTGGTGTCTTAAATATTTTTTTGGAAATAAATTTGGATTTGTAGTAGGATTTAATAAATTAAAATTAGAAATGGAAATTCCTGTTATTACTTGAAAATATTCAACATCTGTTGGATATTTTAAATAATCATCTTTACTTAGATCAGTTATTGTGTCACCAGTTTGAAGTATGTTGATAGTTGAAAAAAGTGGCGTACTTGGGTTGTTTGGGTTAGCATATGTAATAGTGGTTGAAATTGGATTAATATTAGAGGTAGAATTTGGTGCCGCAGATAATATTGTTGTTCCTGTTACCGAGTTATTACCAAATGCGTTTTCCGTTGCACCAGTTAAATTTATATTTCTTGGGATTAGTTGTCCATTGTTAAAATTATTATCCTGAAATGTTACAAGTTCTCCAATTCCTAAAAGTTGTGCTGTTCCGGCATTTGCCAAAACAACAATTATTTGATCTGTAAATGAGTCCTGAGTCGAATTATAAGGCGCCTCCGCCAACTGAGGGTTTACCGTAGTGGTTATTATATTTGGTCCTCCACCGGGACCAGTAGTATCAAAATATTTATCTCTAGTGTTAAACTCATTTAATTTTTGTGGGTAGGTTTCTTTTGTTGGGTATCCAAACCATCTTTCATCATCTCCACCACTTTTTTCGGCAGCAAATAAGAATGGTTGTGGTGCGTGATATTTATTAAAATCCAAAGTTCCTGGTGTTATTATATCAGTACCTGAAAATAATCTTCTAAAATCAATCACCGCACTTATAACAACATCACCCCCTAGATCTTGATTCACAACTCGATTTATTAATGATTTATATTGGTTCTGTCCAAAATCCACGAGCGGTGGACTATAAAAATATCCCATATTATTATCGTTAGAATCTGTTCCCGGAAAGTTGTCAAAATTTGGGTGCGGTATGTTATATGACGCCGATAAATTTACAGGAGCAATAAATGATGATGACTGTGCATATGTTAGTCCACTATCATCTAACCCACCTTGTTGTGCAGCAATATCAGCATTAACAGAGTTGGCATCAATATCATCATCAATTTCTGCGTTTCCACAATCACAATCACAACTTGTACATTCTGGATAAGACAACATTGGTAATCCAAATCTTGGGAAATCTGTTATTTTTATTAAATAAATTAGAGTAAATGCGGCAAAAGATAACCCTAACGCTAATTTAAAAAGAATTTTCACATAAAGCAAAGCAATTTGTAATATTGCACCCACACTAAATACAGGTCCCCCAGGAACAGCAAAAGTGGATGACACATAAATAATCGCATTTGTTAATTCAATCCCCTCCATGATCGCATCTACCGCAAAATAAATTCCTAAAATAACTAATAACCATTTGAAAACAGGCCAAATAAATGCAATAAAATGCATAAGCCATAATATGATTATAAAAGGTATTGCCAATATATTGATTAATAGATTAAATATAAAAAACAAACTATCAAAATTTTTAATTATATCATTAACCGGAAATGTGTTAGTTGTGGACTTACATTGTCTATCATCAATTTCTTTAATTCCTAAGTGTTTTGCTCTTCCAACTCCTCTTTTATACCTATCCAAAAACATTGATGTGGTATAAACTTTATTATAATTAAATTCATAGAACTTATCTTCACAATTAATCGCTTCTTGTATTATTTGTTGACCTGCGATTGTAGTATTATCTCCATAATCATTCCAATCCACACTAAAAGCATAAGATCTTAAAGCATCAAAAGTTGGTTGTTGGTAAAACGTATAATTAATTTGGGTTAGGGTTCCAGGATTTATAGGAACTACATTTATTATTATAGTTGTATTAATAACGGTAATTGGAATACTTTCTAAATCACCAAAATATAGGACATTATTTAATAAAATTGAAAAACTTTCAACGTTAGTTTTAAAATCTAAAGCTAAACCACCTGTTGCTGCATTATTTAGATTATATGTAAAAGTAACCGTACCATTTGGTATTGTAATTATATGTGGCGTAGTTGGGAAATTTATCAATGGGTCAAAGTTTGAATATATCCATCCGTGTTCTTTAATATTTGGAACAAGAAAATGTCCTCTTTGAAATGGATTTTGCAAACCTTGTTCATTTTGCCATTTAAATTTAAATCTATATTTTCCTTTTGTTGGTAGACCTTTATTAGGGTCATCAGATAAAACTTGTTCCCCAAATTCATTGGTTATAATATAATTTAAATTCATTGGGACATTTACTAAAAATGTACCATCCGAATCAATAACTTTTCCTCCTTCAATTAACGAATAAGATTCAAGAATTGGTCTACCAACTGTATCAAGATTAATGGTTTGTCTAATCGCAACTATTTCTCCGGGTCCTGCAACTAATTCACATAAATTTCCAGTATTATTTCTTGGTGAGCAACTAACTCTAACCGCATCATCGTTTGTAGTCGAAATTAATGACCCCATAAATACTGCTGTTGGTTGTATATTAATATTTAGACTTGCGGTCAAATCAAAGTCAGATCTAGTTATCCCTAATAAACAAATTTCAGGTTCACCCCATAATGGTGATACCTCAATAATTTTATTTAAACTAACAATTTGTGGTAACTCATTTAAATTTGTTGATTTTTTAAATCTAGACCCATCAACCTGTGAATCAACAGCAATACCAATATCTAATAAATCTTGTGGTGATAACGAAAAACAACCAATATCAGATAAATCAACGTCCATTAATATTGTTTGAGTACCTGTTGGTACTCCAAATATCATGTAATCACCACTTTCATTTGTTCTTACTGAGAATTTATAGTATTTATCGTATACCTCAACATATGATTGATCTGTAAGGATTTCTGTTTTTGATGGAAAATTTCCTGTTGCACTGTGTCCATTATATGATGGTTCTTTCGGTAATAGGTTATATCTATACCCATCTTCATTTATGTCAGAAATTGTTTTATAAGGGTATAATTCAGAAATTATTGGGTTTTCTAAATCTAAATCACTAATAGGAATAAAAACAGATACCCGAGCATTTGGGACTCCAAATCCATTATTAACAATAACTCTACCAACAACTACCCCATAATCGGAGCACATTCTATTATAGATTTCGCCTTGGTTAATTTTTAAAGATAATATCTCTAAAAACTCAAAGTCCTGTTCTAATTGAATGTTGATAGTTTTTTCACTACCAGGGGTAGTTCGTATTCTATATGATTTTGGCATTAATTACTCTTTTTTGATAAATAGTTTATTTCCTATTTTCAAAAAATAATTCTTTTATTCAAAAAATAAATTATCAAGAGAAATTAATTGTTTTTAAATTAAGAACATTAACGGTAATGTCTTTGTTTGGATACCTAATTTGATATATTTGAGTTGGTTCTGCAAATATTGTATCGGCAATTAATTTAATCATATTTGTTGATGGATCTTCATATGCTTGTGAAGTTTGGGAAGATGAATATTGTCCCCCAACTTTATTATAAATGAATATTCCCGAAACAGAAATAATACCATTTTCACTCTGTATTAATCTTCTAATTTCAGAAACATAAACATTTTGACCTAACCCCCTAACAGTTGGACTAAAATATTGTGTAACAATATTAATAATTTTAGCAACAACTGATCCTTGATTTTGACTTGAGTCTAAAACAACATCTACATCAACACTTAAATCTATCACATTAGCCGTCTCAACGGATATGTAATCGTTTATCATCCTATAATTTGATAGATAGTTTGCAACATTACTTTTAAGTGTGTTAGAAATAACTTCTGTTAGATTACCATTAGTGTCGTAGGATAACATTTTAATTTTTATTTTATTATTTTCTTCAACAATAGATACTTTACCCGGTGCACCAAATTGAGACGGCATAGTTCTTAATACCGACTCATAATCATTTATTGTAACCGCTCTGTTTTGTGCGGAAAAATTATAAGATACATATTGCCTTACTTCCTCAGTTGTTGGTGGATTAGCTCCCCCAATTGCTGCGGTAACATTATTAACTCTAAGTGAATTAACTACCGTTGAGTTAATTGATTCTGAGGGTCCGTTAACAAAAAACGAAACTGTTCCAATCTGTGTAATAATGTTAACACCTAAATTGGTTGATTGTCCTCCCCCAACACGATATTGTATAAATAATGTTGAATTTGGCTTTAATGTACTACCTAAAGCTAAATTATTAACATATTTGTTAAGATCAAATCCAACACCGTCTCTTGCAAATTCTCTCAATTGTTCATCAGCTGAAACATTTCCACCACCAAAAGTCATTTTAGTATAACCTTCTGGAGTATACTCACTAATAAATTTAGTATTTGTAACAATGTATTTACCAACTTTAATTCCAGGTTGATCTGATGGTTTTGTTGGGTCTTCAACAAAAACTCTGTCTTCCGCCAATGCCTTTACTTCATACCATCTATTTAATAACGACATAAATTCTTGTGTTTCCGGTGGAGAAGTATATTGTGTCCCGTCTTTAAGTAAGACACTGGTTATACCTAAAACATTTTTTTCAGGTAAAAATAATTCAAAAAATGGTTTTACATCATTTGGTGTAATAACTCTTTTAAAAACTTTTGTTATACCATTAACAATAACCTCTCTTTTTGTTATTGTGTAATTAGTGATATTATTATTTGCGTCAAAATTTGGAATTTTTAATCTGTTTGGTGATCCTTCGGCATTTGTTGGTGATGAAAAATCAATATCATATACTGTTTCAAATGGTTGTCCAGCTCCATTAACCTGAGACCCTCTTCTTAAAACTCCACAATATCTTAAATCTTCTCTATCTCCAAAAGCTGGAACTGTTATTGAAAAATCTACTAATGCAACAGAAGGTCTTGATCCAGGTATTTTTAAACCATAAGTTTTGGCAATATTATAAATAGATGACTTTTGTTGTGCGTATTGTAATACTGTTTCTTGTATACTTCTATCAATCTGAAATTGTAAGTTATCAGTTACCGCAGCGTTTAAATCCAATAATACCGAAAATACTCCAGCATCATTAAAATTTTGTACTAAGTCGGGATAATAAGATCTTGTAAAGTTTATTAATTCAGTTCTTATTCCTGCGAAGTCTCTAGTTGTGTAAGATATTTTTTTATTTGCCATATACTATTAAATATTAATAATTAAAAAATCACTTGAGTTAAATGCATTATTAGTATTTTTGTAATCAATTCTAACTTTTGCGGTATGTTCTAACTGTGATATATTTGGTACCGTAAATTCTTTTTCCCCATATTGATTTACATATGTTCCTTGATTTTGGTCTTCTTTTGATGCATCTGTTATCTTAATGTTTGTTATTAAGATCCCTGGCATATATTTACTAACAGAATCCCTTATTTCATTTTCAATTTCACTAAATGTTGGTCCGTCTAAAGGCTCAAAAAGATATTCGTATAATCTAGATCCAAAATCAGGTAAAAAATATCTTGTTCCCTTTTTACTTAATAATAAGTGTACAAGATTACTTCTTATTTCTTCATCACTATCATTAGAGGTATCTAAATATCTACCAACGAACGAATCCCTAAACGGGAAACTTAAACCATATGTTATTCCATTTGCCATATCTAATAAATATAAGGTTAAGAATTTTTGATTAAATAGATATAAAATAAAAAATCACGACTTTTGCCGTGATTTTTTTAAATAGTGATTTATTTTAAGATGAACAACCAAAACATTCAAACTCTGAACTATCCGGTTTTAATGGTAAACCTTCATTTACATGTTCAAATTTTGGTACTTCTGAGTTAAAATTTATTTTTTCTTTTTTACTTGTGTCCAACGCCAAATGTTTAGCCCCCGTTGAGATTGCCTTTGTTCTTACATAATAACAAAGGGTTTTTAAACCTTTTTCCCAAGAATGGAAATGTGATGAGGTAATTTTAGATAATGTAGGACTTGACATATAAATGTTCATTGATTGTGATTGATCAATAAATGGGGCTCTATCTGCCGCCATATTAATTAATTCTTTTTGTGATATCTCCCAAATTGTTTTGTATTTAGGTATTAAATGTTCAATTCTTTTAACTTTTTTATTATAATTTTTGTCATCAGGATCTAAATAGTTATTAAAATTAATATTTTTAATTGATCCTTCATTCATAATAATTTCATTTTTTAAATCTTCAGACCATATCCCAATTTTTTCAAAATCAGTAATTAAGTATTTGTTTACAATCATTATTTCACCACCAACAACTCGTCGATTAAATAATGCCGAATGTGCGGGTTCTGTCATTTCAAATGAACCTGTAATCTTAGCTGAAGACGCTACAGGCATTTGTGCGGTAAATAATGAATTACATACACCATACTGTTTTACATCATCTTTTAATGTATTCCAATCCCAATATCCTGATAAATTATCATCAGTTAATCCCCACATGTCAAATTGAAATATTCTTTTCGACATTGGTGATCCTTTAAAGAATTTATATGGTTTATATTTATTTTTTTTACATAAATCATTGCTCTCGTATATTGCGCCATAATATATCGTTTCAAAAATTTGTTTGTTTAATAATTTTGCCTCTTCTTCAGTAAAAATCAAATCAAGTAAATAAAAAACATCTGCCAAACCTTGTGTTCCAATAGCAATTGATCTTTGTTCTAACCCCCCTTTTAATCCTTTTTTAGTTGAGTAACTATTTATATCGATAACTTTGTTTAAAGTTCTCACAACTTTTCTAACTTCATTAAATAATAATTGAAAATCAAATTTATTTCCAATAATAAAGTTTTTAAGTACAATAGACGATAGGGTACAAATTGCAGTAGTTTCTTCATCCGTATACTGATATATCTCATTACAAAGATTAGATTGTTTAATTACTCCAATATTTTGATGATTAGTTTTTCTGTTTGCATTATCTTTGGAACATAGATAAGGAATTCCAGTTTCAATTTGTGATTCAATTATTTTAGACCATATATCTTGTGCCTTAACTTTCTTACCTAACCCTAAAGAAACAGCTTTATTATAATTTTCTTCATATTCATCACCAAATGATTCTTGTAATGGTTTAATCCCCGCTTTAATTATATCGTTAGGACATAACAAATACCAATCTTCATTATTTTTAACTGATCTCATAAAGTTGTCAGGAATCCAAAGTGCTGTAAATAAATCACGAGCTCTTAATTCTTCAGCACCAGTATTTTTTTTAATTTCCAATAAGTCTATAATATCTTTATGCCAAGGTTCCAAATAAATTGCTGCGGATCCAGGTCTACGACCTTGTTGGTTAAAAAACCTTAATGATTCGTTAACAATTTTTAAATACTTCAACAACCCACCAGAGTGTCCACCTGATGTAGATATTCTACTTTCCTTACTTCTAATGTTAGACATAGATAATCCAATTCCCGCAGCATCTGAAGAGTAAGTTGAAATATCGTTTAATGTGTCCAATAATCCTTGTCTTGAATCCGAATTATTATAATGTAAAACACAAGAAGCCAATTGAGGTACTTTTGTACCAGAATTAATCATTATTGGTGTTGCTTTAGAAATAAGTTGATTTGATAATGATTTATAATATTCAATCGCATCTTCAAAAGTATCTGTAACCCATAAGGCAACCCTCATATACATATGTTGTGGTCTTTCAATTACTTTTCCTTGTGGTGTTTTTAGTAAATACATCTCTACTAATGATCTCCAAGCAAAATAATCAAAATTATAATCGTTATTATGATTTATAATTTCATCAATATTTTTTTCTCCGTATTTTTGAATTGTTTCCACTAACACGTCATTAATAATTCCATGTGAATGTAACTCTGACATTGTTTCTGAAAAACTTGGGTTAGTTTCTTTATGGTATGAAGAAATTGCAATTGAAGATGCTAATCTTGAGTAATCATGATGACTTCCAGTGTAAGACGCAGCTATCTCATAAATTAATTTATCTAATTCTTTTGTTGTTATATCACCTTCAGTTGGTACTGAAGTGATAACCTTGATAAAAATCTCGTCTGAATTGACACTCAAACCTTTTGCAGATTTTTTAACACGATTGTAAATTTTTTGTGGGTTAAATGTTACATTATCCCCATCTCTTTTTATTATTTTAAGTGACATAGTATTTTTTTAATTTTTAAAAATCTTCTTCAAACGTAATTTTTTCATTTAATTTTGCTTTTTGATATTCCATTGTTCTTGACTCAAAGAAATTACCTTTTGTTTCAACAGCAATTTGTTCCATAAATTTAAATGGTTGGTCAACATTAAATTCTTTATTACAACCAAATTTTACCAAAAGACCATCTACAACAAATTCCAAATATTGTTTCATTAAATTTGAGTTCATTCCAATCAATGAAACTGGTAAGGATTCGGTAATAAATTCTTTTTCAATCTCAAGTGCGGATAATAAAATTTCTTTAATTCTTTTTTCTGATGGTTTATTTTCACAATGGTTATTTAACAAATGAATTGCAAAATCACAATGTAGATTTTCATCTTTAAAAATTAGAGAATTAGCGTTACATAGTCCTTGCATAATTCCTCTTGACTTTAACCAAAAAATAGAACAGAATGAACCTGAAAAGAATATTCCTTCAACTGCCGCAAAAGCAATTAACCTTTCTTGGAAAGATGAATTATCAATCCAGTTTAATGCCCATTTTGCCTTCTTCTGTACCGCAGGTAGTCTATCAATCGCATTAAAACATTCGTCTTTTTCTTTAGTATCACTAATATATGTGTCAATCAATAATGAATACATCAATGAGTGAATGTTTTCCATTGCTAATTGGAATCCGTAAAAGAATTTTGCTTCAGGATATTGTACCTCACGATAAAAATTTTCCGCTAAGTTTTCATTAACAATACCATCAGATGCTGCGAAAAATGATAATAAATTTTTAACAAAGTATTTTTCATTATCCGTTAGTTTTTCCCAATCACGAATATCATTTGTTAAATCTACCTCTTCTGCCGTCCAAAATGCTGCTTGATGTTGTTTATAAAATTCCCATATGTCATTATGTTCAATTGGGAATATGACGAATCTTGAGGGGTTTTCAATTAATATTTTTTCCATTTTATTTAATTATTTTTTAATTTTTTTGTTTTTCTTGTCTTTCTTGTCTTTTTTCTAACAATTCTGTTACTCTTTGTCTTTGTCTTTCTTCTTGTTTTTCTTCTAAACCTAAGAAAGTCATAGAACTCTCGGTGTCAATGTCTAACAT